CGCTCTCGGAACGGCTTCGCCGAAGTATGCCATGTCAGTTTTATGCAACAATTGGACTCCTGTAAATGGTGCCGTGGGCGAGCTAAACACAGCGGACGTAACGTGGCCTGTCAGTGGAGCAATAACAAAAACAACTGCTTAAATAAATCTTAAGGAGGTTTATGAAGATCAATTTAGAAGTAAAAACGCTTGATGGTGTCACAAGTAAAGTCACGGCACAGTTCGCTGACTTCATCGCATTCGAAGGTGCAAAGAATCGTTCTGTCGCTAACTTCCAAACCGAATTAAAACTCACCGACCTTGCTTGGCTTTGTTGGCATGCACAGACTCGACTGCACAAAACTCAATTGAAGTTTGAAGAGTGGACTGAAACTGTTGAGAGTGTGGAGGTTGGAACCGATTCTGCGGTGATCGTCCCTTTGGAGAATCCTCAGCCCACTGGCTGATCGCATATCTTTCGTGCGAGACACACATCGCACCATCTGTCCTTCTGCAAGAATCACCTAGGATGCTTTACACGATGCTTGCTTATCTTCGTTGGCGTGCAGTGAAATCTAACCCACCACAAAGGCTCTGACTTATGGCTTACTCTTCCGCGTTCGGTCCGCAAACTGGTGCAGGTAGGTCAGTTGGTCGTGCCGGTGATGTTGTCATCATTGTTGATTTGATTGAAACCCTTAACAAGTTTGCACGAGCTGACCGTCAGTTCAACAAAGAGATGACGATTGTAGGCAACATTATCGCAAAGAAGATGGAAACTGCTGTTCGTGTTGAAGCTTCAACTGTTAGCAGATCTTCTCAAGCAATTCAGGTTGCTAAAGGTTTGCGTGCTTCCAAAGACCGACTGCCGACAATCAAACTTCGCAATAACGATTTGTTTGTTTCTAAGAGTCGTCCGAATAGCAAAAGAAAGAAGAAGGTGACCAGAGGCGATGTGTTCTTTGGTGCCGAGTTTGGTGGTGGCACTAAGCCAAACACGAAACAATTCTTGCGTCATCGTGGTCAGTCAGGGTATTTCTTTTGGCCGACTGTACGCAAGAAGAAGAATGAGATTGCTGAAGAATACTTGGATGGCATAGACAGAGTGGTCAAACAACTGGGTTTGTGATGCTTGCAATCGGCTGAGGATTCTGTATCCTTGATCTCGGAGGTTCTGCACAATGTTTGAAGTCGTCGGGTTCCCATCGGTCAAATCTGTCTATCCGAAGGTGATCGCTGAATCGTGGATGGAGTTCGCTTCAATGCTCGGCAAGCATCAGGAGCGTGAGAACAAGTCTGATGGTGCGTTGTATTCGCCTGTTGCTTATCGTGATGATACGACGCGAGGCAATCGCAACGTGTCGCACATCTGGGCATTGGTTGCCGACCTTGACGGTGAAGCGTTTGAGAATTGTGATATCGGATCGTATATTCATTTTGCGTACACAACTTGGTCGCATCGTGAAGATAATCCTCACTGGCATGTTGTCATCCCATTTGAACAGGCTGTGCCAGTTGAGAACTGGGATGAGGTTTGGCATGAGACACATCATCGTCTAGGTCTCAATGGTGATCCTAAGACTAAAGATCCTGCTCGTATCTTCTACTTGCCTCAACATGAGGCTGGTCAACCATTCCGCACACATCATTCTGGTTGGCGTTTCATTGATCCAACTATCACCGATATCGCTGCGCCAACACGAACGTTCAATACTCCTAACATCCGCACAAATCGCAGTAGGTATTCTGCCAACAAATACAAAACTTATACAACCGAAGAATGGTGGAATCGTCCTATTGATTTGTCGCAATACGATGGTATGAGCCAAAGCGAGATTCATGCTGATATGAAACGTGAGTGGTTTGAGTTGCGTAAACGGATGGCTATGAACTGAGTAGAATTGCGTTTACCATGGCAGGTGAACGCACTTTTCTAGTCAAAATTCTTGGCAACGCTGACGGCGCAATTACCGCGTTCAAAAAACTACAAAGACAAGGCAGATCTTTACAAGACGACATTGGTGAAGGATTAGGCAAATCGCTTAATTTCACTTTTGACGCATTCCAGAAAGTCGCTGCTGTCGGCGCAGTAGCCATCGGTGCTGTCAGTGCGGCATCTTTTATAGCAGTTCAGAAAGCCTCTGACCTGAATGAAACCATTAGTAAGAGTCAACAGATTTTCGGTGATGCTTCTAGAGAGATAAGAAAATTTGCTGACGATGCTGCAAGTTCGTTGGGTCAAACTAAACAGCAAGCCATTGACGCTGCCGCCACGTTCGGAATATTTGGTAAATCTGCTGGTCTATCTGGTCAAGCTTTGGCTGACTTCTCAACCAAGTTTGTGACTCTGGCATCCGATTTATCGTCATTCAATAACACGTCACCAGAAGAAGCGATCCAGGCGATTGGTGCAGCGTTGCGTGGCGAGGCGGAACCGATTCGAAGCTTCGGTGTTTTGATGAACGATGCCGCATTGAAGCAGGTTGCTTTGGAGATGGGCATCTATTCAGGCAATGGTGCTTTGACAGCTCAGCAGAAAGTGCTGGCATCTTCTGAACTTCTTTTCAAACAAACTTCAGATGCTCAAGGAGATTTTGAACGAACATCTGGTGGTCTTGCCAATCAGCAAAAGATATTGAAAGCAAGTTTGGACAACATTACAACAACTATCGGAACATTGTTGTTGCCAGTTTTCGTGAATGTTGTGACCTTCATCAACAAATACATCATCCCAGCATTCACTGCTTTTGCCGATCATGTTGGCAAAGATGGTCTTGTTGGGGCTTTAGGTTTTGCCATGAATACTTTCGGCGACTTTGGTTTCACTGTTATTGACACAGCCGAAATGATGACTATGTCAATGTTGGAATTTCTTAAAACGGTTTTGGAGGTTGCTAGAAATATCGCATTAACGGTTGGAGTTACAGCTGCTTTGACAGGCAATGTGGGATTGACTCTAAAATCTGTTGCCGCTTCTAAGGCGTTAGGTTATGCGCAAGATTATGTAAATGGTGCTTTGGCTAAGACTCCAGGTATATTTGATTCGATTCGGATAGCGATGGTCAGGGCGCAGGTTGTTAGCCAGAACACTTTGCCTTCAATTATTGGTACAGCTGACGCTTTAGAGCGTCAAGCAAAAAAAGGTGGCGCAGTTGTCGCTGTTAGTCAAGATATTGAAAAAGTCACTAAAACGGTCGGTAAAGCAGTTGACACAGCAAAAGAGAAGATGCAGAAATATACGGATGCGTTGAAAGGTTCAACTCATGCGCAAAACCGTTTTACTAGTGCGCAACGAGGCACGATTGAGGCTCAAAAGAATCTTGACAAAGCAAACACTGATGTCACTAATGCACAGGAAGCATTGAATCAAGCTGTTGCTGGTTATGGTAAAGATTCAACGCAGGCTAAGGATGCTCAGCGTGATTTGGATAAAGCCAATCGTGGTGTCGAGCGTGCTGGCTACCGTGTTGAGCAGTCTTTGTTTGCGGTTACTGATGCTGAGAAGAAGTTGGCTGAACTTCGTGCCGATCCTGAGTCCAGTCCGCAGGCTATTCGTGAAGCTGAGTTGAGTCTTGCTGAAGCGAAATTGTCGGTGCGTGATGCTACTGATGCACAGTTTGATGCGACTAATGGTTTGGCTAAAGCTCAGGATGACTTGAACAGGATTGTTAATGGCGCAATTATTGGTTCGATTTTCTACAACGGTTTGTTGAAAGATTTGAATGATGCTAAAGAGTCTCAGACTGATGCTTCTATACGAGTTGCTGATGCGATATTGAATGAGAAGGATGCCTATGAGTCGTTGGCTGAAGCGATCAAGAAAGTTGCTGACGCTGCCGCTCAAATGCCTAACGCTAATCTTGCAATCCCAACTTTGCCTACTGTGCCGGTACCTTTCTCTGGTATGACTTCAACTGCTCAAACTGGTGGTGGCACAAACATTGTTATAAACACTGGTATCGGTACAAGCGGTGTTGAAGCAGGAAGACAGATCGTGGAATTTATTCAACAGTATTCAAAGATTGCTGCTGATCCGCTAGGGATTAACGCTCGACAATGATTCCGGATTAACCATGGCACAAACAATGAAATGGGGTCAGGCATATTCGGTGCTGCTCGACGTGGGTGCTATCGCCAACGGTTTCACACTTGACTCTTCAACTTTGGGAAGCACGATTGATGTTCTTGACGGAACTACAAACTTTGTTGACGCAACCGAATATGTTTTATCGGTTTCAATTAAGCGTGGTAGACAATCACAAGTTGACAATATGAATGTTGGCATTTGTCAAGCAACTTTTGATGACCGTCTATCTGGTCGTCTGTTTGATCCAGCGAACACTGCTTCAAGATGGTTTGCAGGCAATCAAGATCTGTCACCTCGAAGGAACTTCAAAGTTCTTGCCGGTACAGCAGAACTGTTTGTCGGAAAGATCACTGATCTTGACATTCAGTACGAGATGCCGAACTTGTCGTTTGCTTCAATCACTGCAGCCGATGGGCTTTACGAACTGTCAAAGACGACGCTCTCAGGTTTCACACCATCGCAACAATTAACCTCTGAGCGTGTCACTGCGATTCTCAACCGAACAGAAGTTGCCTACTCGACTGCGTTGCGCGACATTGAAACAGGTTTAGCAACTTGCGGGACAGTCGCTTATCCTGACAACACGAATGTTTTGTCGGCTTTGCAAAGTGTTGCGATCGCTGAAGATGGTCGACTGTTCGCAAATCGTAAAAATGAGATTGCTTTTGATAAACGAATTTATTCAACTACCGCAACTGCTGTTGCAAACTTTGGTGGCACCGCAGCGATGTCCGTTCCGATGACAGCGATCTCCGTTGGATACGGTCAAGAAACATTATTCAACCGTGTCTCGATCAGCGTTGACGGTTTTGGCACAGCACAAGTTGTAAGCGATGCAACTTCGCAAGGCAAGTTTGGTGTGCAAAGTTACTCGCTTGACAATGTGCCGTTAGTTTCTGACGCTGCTGGTTCTGCTCTTGCTGTCAACATCCTTGCCAAATATAAGGACCCAGTGTTTAGATTTGATGAGATCGCCACGAGCCTGCAAGCATCTGGGACAGCTCTCTATCCAACTCTTCTGACGCTCGATGTGGGGTCTATAGTGTCGGTCACGAAGAATTACGCAACAGGCTTACCTTTGAGCCGCACAGATAACGTGTATATTGAACAAATCTCACATGATATTTCACCGCAAGATCATCGTATAAGATTTGGGTTGGGTCAAGCAAATGTGATTACGAATTTCATACATGACACCAGCACTCTTGACAGCACTTTATTTGGATTAGGATAGGAGAACTATGAGTCTTAGTCCAACCTTCACGACAGGTGATGTATTCACCGCAGCGAACGCCAATATAT